CTGTAGTCAATGTTACAGGCAATAGATTTAATATTGCAGTTGGTAACGTAGTTGTAAATGCAAACGCAGCTATTAATGTAACAGGCAACAGGATTAATATAGGTAACAGCAGTGTAACTGTTGTAGGTAATGCAATTGTCAATGTTACTGGAAACAGATTAAATATTAACATTGGTAATGTAACTGTAACTGGAGATGCGAACGTTGATGTTACAGGCAATAGAAGCAATATTTCTACAGGAACTGTAACAATTATTGCAGATGCAAACGTATCACCTACAGGAAGTAGAGTAAATTTATCAACAGGTCAGGTATCTATAAGAGCATGGGCTGACATAGATCCAGGTGCTTCACAGACATGGACACCAATAACAACGGGGGCAACAGGAACTTGGGTTGAAATAGATCCTTTACCAGTGCCACCAAAACCTTGATTCTGTTGAAAATTAATATAATATGTAATATAAGGAGAATAATATGGCATCAAGTACATCAAGTGACCTAAAACTAGAACTCATAACAACAGGTGAAAAGTCTGGTACATGGGGATCAATTACAAATACGAATCTACAGATATTAGAACAAGCAGCATCAGGATATTTATCTTTAGATGTAGCGTCTTCAGATGTAGCTTTAGCCTTAACTAGCTTTCAAACATCAAACGGTAAAAATTTATATTACAAACTAACTGGAACTCTAGCAGCAAATAGAACTGTGACTATGCCAGATTCTGCTGAAAGAGTATTTATCATAGAAGATGCAACAACAAGATCAGCATCACATTATACATTAACAGTTAAAACTGTATCAGGAACAGGAGTTACAGTCCCTGTAGGTGCTAAAATGGTTTTATATTCAGATGGCACAAATGTAAAGTCAGGACCAATTACAAAAGGTTACAACACAATAACTTCTGCATACACAGCTGTTGCGGGTGATCAAATTTTTGCAAATACAACAAGTTCAACAATTACAATTACATTACCAGCTTCTCCAGCTGTAGGCGATGAAGTTACAATTATAGATGCAAGAGGAACTTTTAACTCAAATAATTTAACAGTAAACAGAAACAGTCAGCCTATAAATTCTGCTACATCAAACTTAACTTTAACTACAAATGGTCAAGCTATTACTGTGGTTTATGTAGATGCTACAAGAGGTTGGGCATTTAAAACAAATACAGCGTAAGGAGCTAACAAGATGGCTCTTGTTGATTTCAAACTACTTCCTGGAATAGATAAACAAAATACAACTGCAGGTGCAGAACAACGTTGGATTGATTCGGACAACGTAAGATTTAGATATGGCTTACCTGAAAAAGTTGGTGGTTGGCAATCTCCAGTTAAAAAATCTTTGGTAGGTGTTGCAAGAGCAATGCATGCATTTGTTGATGTAACAGGAAAAAAATATGTTGCAATTGGTACAGATAAATTTTTACTTTTATATTACGAAGGTGATCTTTTTGATATTACACCTTTAAGTGGAGCTTTAGGTTCAACAACTATTACAACTGTTTCTAGCTCACCTTTAGTTACTTTAACATCTAATAACCACGCACTAGAAGCTGGAGATATTATTTCTTTATCTTCAACAACTTTACCAAGTGGTACAGGTTTTTCTGCATCTGATTTTGATGACAAACTATTTCAAGTAACAACTGTTGTAGATGCAAACAATTTTAAAATAACACAAAGCAGCAACGCTTCAGGCAATGCAGGTCCAGGAGGCAGTGTGACTGTAACTCCTTATGTAAAAGTAGGACCACAGACTCAAACACAAGGTTATGGGTGGGGTACAAACACATGGGGAGCAAGCACATGGGGAACTGCTTCAACAATTAGTGACATAACTCTAGAACCAGGCCTCTGGAGTCTTGATAACTTTGGAGAAGTCTTGATTGCAACAATTGCAAATGGTCAAACATTCACATGGAATGCAGGTGCAAATAATCCTACAACAGTTAGGGCATCCATTTCTACATCAGGTTTTACAACAACAAACAATCCAGCCATATCAAGATTTACAATGGTATCTCCAACAACAAGACACTTAGTGCATTTTGGAACTATTATACCCACGCCTCAAGGATCACCGCCGAATCAACAAGATAACATGGCTGTAGTATTTTCTGATCAAGAGGATATTAATACTTTTTTACCAACGTCAACCAACACAGCAGGTAATCAAAGATTACAAGATGGAACAAAATTAATTGGTGGAATAAGAGCAAAAGAAACTATGTTGATATGGACAGACAATGCTCTTTACAATATGAGATTTGTAGGCTCACCTTTTACTTTTGGTTTTGATCAAGTAGGAACTAATTGTGGATTAATAGGTAAGAACGCTGTTGTAGAAATAGATGGTATCGCTTTTTGGATGTCACCAAAAGGATTCTTTGCTTTTGATGGTACAGTTAGATCTTTACCTTGTACTGTAGAAGATTTTGTTTACGATGATTTTGATACTACAAAAGGACAACAAGTGTTTGCAGGTATAAATAATTTATACACAGAAGTCATTTGGTACTATCCATCTGCAAACTCAGATTTTAATGATAAATATGTAATATATAACTATACAGATAAAGTTTGGTATACAGGCACAGAAGCTAGAACAAGTTGGATAGATGCAGAGATATATGCAAAACCTTTTGCAACAAAGTTCACGAGTAATGCATCAGGGACTTTTCCTGTAATAGTTGGAGAGTCTGGTTTAGGTAGATCACAATTATTTGAACATGAAGTAGGAACTGACCAGGTTGATGAAACAGGAGCTGTTACAACGGTTTCATCATTTATAAAATCTTTTGATTTTGATCTGCAAGCTCAAGGCGGAATAGCAGGAGAAACATTCTTAGCTGTTAGACGTTTTGTTCCAGACTTTGAAACAATCGCAGGAAATGCCAAAGTTACCTTAGGAATTAAAAGGTATCCACAGCAGTCCGATAGTTCAAGCAGTCTGAGCCCCTTTACAATTACCTCATCAACTGATAAAAAGGACACTAGAGCCAGAGGCAGGTTTGTTAACATAAAAATAGAAAACGACGCTGTCGCTGAGTCTTGGAGATTTGGTACATTTAAATTAGATATACAACCAGACGGAAGAAGATAATGTCAATATTTACACCCAGCACAGCTTTATATATGGATGTCTTAGACTATTTAGATAGAAGAGGAATTCCAAGCATCGCTGGTATTTTTGATGATTATGATCAAGAAACAAATCCTTATTCAACTAATTTTAAATCAGTTGTTGTACCAGAAGATATAGTATCACCAGATCCAGCAGCAAGACTTCCTATGATGCCTATTCAAATAGAAGAACGTGGTGGTGGACCAAGAACAGGTAGATTTGGTAATTTAGATCCAGCATCTGAAAGAATGGTTTTGGTGGATGGAGTACCAACCACAGTTTACACCGATGCATCTGGTTTATTAAAAACTTTTGATGGAAAAAATGTAAAAGGAAAAGTAAATCCTCAAACAGGTGCTTTTGATTATGAATTCGATGCAATTTCACCTGGTGTTGAGACATACGCTGCTGATGCTCCTCCTTCTTTTTCTTTAAAAGAAGAGGATGATGAGGATGACAATGAGGGAATTGCAGGTTTATCAATAGGAGATTATGATTATGGAACTTTTGGACCAAGTCCAATGGGCATAGGAGGTACGTCTGCTTTTTCTCGTACAGCAAGAGTGGATACTGCAATTAAACAAGGAGCTGTAGATCTTGCAGCTAGACAAAAAGCTGCTGCTGAAAAGAAGAAAAAAGAAGAAGAAGCAAGAAGAAAAGTACGGGAAGCTGAAATAGAAAGAGCACAACGAGCGGAAGTTGAACGTATTAGACAAGAAAATGAAAGAAAAGGACAAGGTGGTTATCAATCTGATTTTGCACAAGATAAAGAATTTATGGAAGGACCAGGTGGAGGAGAAAAAGGTGGAGGCTCTCCAGGGTCATCTGGACCTGGAGGTTCTGATACAATGGGTAGTTTCTAATGGCTAAAATAGTAATAAGAATACCTGAACCAAAAACAGAATATGATGCTTCAACACAAAAACAAATTAACAGAGCTATACAATCAATAGTCGATCAATTGAATTCTACTTTCCTACAAGAACTAAATGAAAAATCAGATAGATACTCATGGTTCAAGGGAGGTGGAGACAACAAAGAAGGATGGGGGTTTTAACATGAAGTTCAATATAGATAAAAAAGAATATGATAGTGATAAATTATCTGACAACGGTAAGTTAATCTTAGCTAGATTACAAAGTATAAAAGCTAAGAAAGATCAACTAACTATTGATTTTAGTGAATTGAATGTAGTTGAAAAAAACTATTTAGATTTATTAAAAAAAGAGCTACCAAAAGAAGAAGAAAAGGCGGATGTCAAATAGATATAAAAATGCATTTTATACACCAAGTGGTCCAAATACTGCAGACACTGTTTATACATGTCCAAATGAAACAACCACTATATTTCAAACGTTACAGCTTACAAACATAAGCGGTAGTAAAAATGTTACTGTAAGTATTACAGACACTTCAGCATCTGCAGATTTTGTAATAGCATATGTAGAAATAACAGGACCCTTAATTATCAACGTACTTAAGGGTTCTATTGTGTTAGAAGCAGGAGATATCTTAAAGATTGAAACTACTGCTACATCTGGTATAAGTGGAACTGCAGCTTTACTTGAAACTACAAGAGTATATATAGCTGATTCAAGTGGATTAGGAGGCAATTAATATGGCATTTAAAGAGCCTGCATCAGTAAGATATGAAACAATAAACGGTAAAAAAGTACCTGTTGTTGAGTGTGAAACTGAGGTAGTATTACGTAATAAAAATACAAATTACGAATACTCTTCTGATCAAGAAGCAGAGGATGATATTGCAGATCCAAATTCTCCAACAAAAAGAGAATACATTACAAGATCTTTAAAAATTAAAGTGGCCGCAATGCCACCATTAGGAGCAGCATCGGACGAATAATATGACAATAAGTAGAATGCAACAACCAAGACAGTTATACGGACTAGGTAGTTTGGTTAAGTCTGTAAAAAAAGCTGTCAAGAAAGTTGTTAAGTCACCTGTGGGTAAGGCAGCTATACTAGGTTTTGGTGGAGCTGGCCTTATGGGTATGGGTCCATTGTCAGGTCTTGCAGGTTTATTACCAGCCAAAGGTGCAGGAAAATTTTTATTTTCTCCAGTTCAAGGATCTGGAGGTGGTTTATTTGGAAAAATATTAGGATCAAAGAAAGCTGTTGCAGGTCTTATTGGAGGTGCAAGTTTATTAAGTGGACTTTTTGCCGGCAAGACAGAAGAAGAAGTAGAACAATTAAAAAGAGATCCGGCTGCCTTAAGAAATTATTTAAAATTATATTATTCAAATTTAAATCCAAATGCTTCGTCTGAAGAAGTAGATAGATTCGCTGATGCTAATATGTATGCAGATGGAGGTAGAGTTGGTTATGCCGTAGGTTCTCCAGGTCCTGCATCACCAAGAATTAGACCTACAGGAGGAGGAGCATTGAGTAGAGCGCCCGCGCCTGGAACCATGCCATCACCATTCGCGCCTGCAACCATTTCAACACCATCACCAGCGTCAACAAGTTTTATTCCTAAAGCTGTTCCTAGAGCTGTACCTTTACCTAAAGCTATACCTTTACCTAAAGCTGTACCTGCAGGAGGACCGAGTGCAAAAACAGTTGCACAATTAGGTTCTTCTCAAGGAGCAACACCTTTATTTCAAACTGTATTACAATATTTACAAAGAAGTGGACAACCAACCACAGCCAAAACCAAACAACCTCAACAACCTGCAACACCAAAACCCATGCCTTTTGATATGTCTAAATATGGACAAGGAACTTTTACTGGAGGAATTGAAGATACAAGAAATATTGCACTAGCTAGATTAATGAGTTTAGGATACGATACAAGTCGTTTCGCAGACCCCATGGGCCCGCCACCAGGATCATCATCAGGACCTATGTTAATAGGACCTGGAATGGCTGCAAAATTTAGAGATGAAGAAAATTTAGCAAAATTAATTAATCCTTCTTATGGTATGCAGTTACAAACAGATGTTGTAGGTCTTTTAAGTATGGCAAAAGATATTGGAGAAAATTACACGATAGATCAAGCTTTAAATTTTGATAAAGAGGATGCCATGAGAATTATAGATGCCCATGCTAAAAAAAATAAATACGGTAAATATGCGCCAAGATCATCCGCAAATATATTACCTAAGTTTCCAGGGACCACCACTCCTCCAACATCTCAATTTCCTACTCAAAGAGGAACTGGTTCTGCAGGAAGAGGAATTAATTATGCTACGGGTGGTAGTGTAGTGGATAAAGCATCAGGCATCATGGGTCTACCTAAAAGAGTTAATAAAGCAGGCGTCAAGGAACTAGATCTTAGAAAAAGTGGTGGATTTATACCTCCAGTTGGTATAAAAGAGAAGGCAGACGACATCCCTGCGATGCTTTCAAATAATGAATTTGTATTTACAGCTGATGCTGTGAGAGGAATGGGTAACGGAAACGTTAACTTGGGTGCACAACGTATGTATGATATGATGAAAAAATTAGAAAAAGGCGGTAGAGCATAATGGCAGTCACAGAAACAAGAGTATTACCACCAGCGTTTATTGAAGCAGCAGGTAAAACATTTTTAGGAGATTTATCTTCTGCAGCTGGTAAATTTAAATCAGCGGATCTTTCAAAAGTATTTGGACCACAGTTTGTGGCTCAAATGGATCCTCTTCAGTTAGAAGCAGTAAAACAAGCAACAGCAGGTATTGGATCTTTTCAACCGTTTTTAACAGCAGCACAACAAGCAACGGGACCACAAGCTTATCAAGCTTTTATGTCTCCATTTCAAAAAGACGTAATTGATACAACACTACAAGAATTTGATAAACAAGCACAACTAAGAGAACAGCAAATAAAAGATCAGGCGACTGTTTCCGGAGCGTTTGGTGGTGCTAGAGAAGGTATTCAAAGAGCAGAATTTCAATCACAATCTGATAAAAACAGAGCTGCACTACAAGCACAATTATTACAACAAGGTTTTGGTCAAGCACAGCAATTAGCAGGAAGACAGTTTCAACAACAAATGGGTCTTGCAACAGGACAACAAGGTTTACAAGGAAGACAAATTTCTGGTCTTGCAACTTTAGGTGCAAATGTTCAAGCTCAAAAACAAGCTGAGTTACAAGCTCAACAACAACTAGCACAACAACAATTACAACAACCCTTGACAGCGGCACAAGCTTATGGTTCAGGGGTTACAAGTTTAATTGCTGGGTATCCAGGTCAAGATAAACAAGTATTTTCTCCAAGTCCTAGCGGAACACAAACAGCATTAAGTACAGCTTCTACTTTAGCTGGAATTTACGGAGCACTAAGATAATGAGTAATGTATTTAAAAGACCCATGTTTAGAAGAGGTGGGGGTGTTAATATGAATGGTATTATGTCTGGTATAAGAGACGAATACGAAGATGGTGGTCCAACAGCCAGAGAAAGATATGAACAAATAATTAAAAATTATGAGAATCCGGCTATGGATCCTCTATCAAAATTATTAATTCAAGGTGGTCTAAGAGGATTATCTGAAACAAGAGGTGGTGGTACACTTGCAAATCTTGCAATGGCTTTTCAAGAACCTACAGATCAATTATTTTCTGATTTACAACGTAGAAAAGATTTACAAAGAGAAGCAGAACTAGCTGGACTAGAAATGGATATTGCAGATGAAAGAGAAAGAAAAGCTAGAATGCAAAAATTAGCAGATGTAAAAGCACAACAAGATTTTCAAATTATGGAAGGTGAAAAAGATAGACAATTAAAAAGAGATTTAGCTTTAGCCGAGGATACAGAAAATACATATGTTAAAACTGCTAAAATAATATTAGGAGCTAACGCCAGTGCAGAAGAAATTGGAAGTATGGCTTCTAAAATTGCCAATGAAAAAACATTTGGAGTCAGTGAAAGAGCAAAACAATCATCAATTGAAAAACAAAAAGAATCTATTGAAGAAAAATTTGGTCTTACAGCAGGAGTTTTGGAAAATTATTACAATTTTACATCTAGTGGTAGAGCTGCTGAACTATCCGAAAAGACAAATAAAACTTTTATAGGACCTATTAAAAAGAAAACAGACAGAAAAGGAAGAGGTAAATACGTAACTAAAAATAAATTTGGATTATATTTTGATCCAGTAAATAATATTGCAGTTGAGGTAAATGCAGACGGTAGTTACGTTACTTATTAGGGGGTTAAGTGACAACGAAATTCCAAGAATACGATGTCTTTAATCTTATTGATGAAGAACAAGGTAGTGAAACAAATGCTCTTGTATCAGCTTTAGCAGGAGTTGCATCTGGTTTAATTAAAGTTCCGGAAGGAGTAATATCATTAGGTGCAGAACTAATTGATCTTGGTTTTGACACAAACACAGCAGCGAAAGTAGAAAAAACATTTGATGCAATTAATGTATTTGAAGATGTAGCAGATGATAGAGCAATTGGTAGATTAACTGAAACTTTAGTTCAAATAGGTATACCTGGAACTGTAGGATTTAAATTAGCAAGCGGTGCAGTTAAGGCAAAGAAAGCTGGTAACTATGCAAACCTAACTAGTCCTAATGTAACTAGAGCCTTAAATAAAACTAACGATTTAAACAAAAAAGCAAGAAGAAAAAGATTTGTAGCAGGAGTAGCCGGCGGTGCAGCAGGAGAGGCATTTGTGGCTGATGTTGAAGATATTGGAAGCATAGGAGATGCTTTTGAAACAGGTCCAACGCAACTTACAGAAGTTACAG